CTATCCATACACGGCAAACACGACGGCGTCGGAGAAGTTGGACGTGCTGAATAACACAAGAGCGCAGGAGCGCCCGGCCGTCATCTCGGCTGCCGCGATGCCGCGCGATACCGGCACTCCCTCGATGTAGGCTATGGCGCTGCCGGTGAGCTGCACGGTGGCGGTGTAGGTCCCAGCATCGAACGCCTTCAAAATACCTTTAGCAATCAACATTACCTTAACTCAAAACTAAAATCTCATCCGCCTCTCCGCTCTGCGAGAGTCCGAAACTCGGACAGGCGGACAAATCATTTTTGACTTTTGATTTTTGCTCTTTGATTTTTGTTCACTGCGGCCCTGCCAGTCCTATGCTCATCTGGTACCGTCCCTTCCACGGTTCGTAGGCCAGCTCGATGGAGAAGACGCGCCTCTTGGCCGCGGACAGGCCCACCCGTGAATCGGTGACAGCGATCATGTCGTAAAGCTCCTGGCCGCAGTTGACTCCTGAGATGGCGAGCTCTCCCCCGTAGGCATGGAAGGCCTCCTTGTTCGAGAGCGCGGCGGCTATGGCCGTGGCTTTGGCCACTGTGCTGGCGTTGACATCGGTGAAGGGGCGATAGCGGGCGTAGAGCTGGTTGGTCTGCGTCTGCTCGAAGGAATCGGCGTAGACGGCCGTTCCCTGCACCTGGAAGCGGTTGGCTGACAGGGCGTTGGTGGTATAACGCCCTCCTGTGACGGGATGATTGCTGCCTCCGTAGGTGTAGTCGGCGGCGTCCGCTGAGCTCGGGTTGAAGGACCTGGCGGCGGCCCCTCTCACGTAGATGACATCGTTAAGGCGCTCGTAGAGGCCCTTTATGAATGCGGCATAGGACTGTCCGGAGTGGATGGATATCCTGGGGTATTCGGTGGTGAAGGGGCTGGAGCTGCTGACCACGGTGAGGGTGATGCCGGCAAGCCCCAGGAAGTACTCCACGAGGTCCTGATAGGTCTTGTCGTTGCTCGTCCTGTTGAACTCGACGGCGGTGCGGGCCTGCATCCGGGCCAGGAGCCCCCAGGCGTCCACGGCGTGGATCACGAGCTGGGCTTTCCCTGGCTCGGCGATATGCTCCAGGGACTCGATGAAGTAGGCCTGGCCGGATGAGTACTCCGCTCCGGATGTGCCGTAATAGCCGGGCTGGAAGTCCACCTCGTTGCCGATGGCGAAGGCAGGGGTGTTGTAGGCCCCATCAGAGTTGTCCAGGACGACATGGAGCTCTCCAGGAGAGAACGGCTTGATTGACTGCCTTAGGCTGAGGACGTCCGCGCTGACCGTCGTGGTGGTGACGGTGTCCGTGTTCCAGTAGAGCTCACCGGGTGTGGACAGGAAGATGTGGGTGGCGTTGCCGGCGATGGCGTAGCCGTAGCTGCCCGCCATGACCGGCAGGCGGTAGTCGTCGTGGTGAAGGTTGGCAATGAAGGCCGCGGCGGACTGGCTGTGAGTTCCCATCACCCTGGAGTAGGACTGGCTGCCTGAGAACGTTTCGACGAATGACTCGCGGTATACGTCCACCCAGGCGATGCTGGGGTAGAGATAGGTCGCCCCGGCGCCATAGTGGGCCTTACGGATTTCCTTGAGGGCGCTCCAGGTGTCGTTTGCCTGGTTGATGCCCAGGCCGTAGACACAGCCCCACAGGTGGTATGTCACCGTGGATGTTATCTTCCCTGTGACAAGCAGGTGAATATCCACGAGGGGGGCCCTGCTGGCGGCGATCCCGGTGATGGCGTTGGCGGTGTTCGACCAGGACGCCGCGCCCCCCCATGTTCCTGCCGTGCGGATGATGCGCTTCAAGGTCTCGGAGCTGGCGCCGGTGGTGTAGAAGCATACCAGGATGTCGCTCGAGTCGTATGCCACCGCCACGTGCTCGAAATCGGCTGCGGCCGCGGCGGCGATGATCACGGCGGGCGTTCCCCACGTTGCGCCGCTGTCCGCGCTCTCCACGCAGTAGAGCTTGTTGGCGGCTCCGTCAAGAGCGGTGTAGACCAGGGCGACCTTCTCTGCCGTTGTGGCCAGGGCGATGCCCTTGCCGGTGATGAGCATGACTCCGGAGAAGAGCGTCCAGGCGGAGTAGTCGCTGAGGGCCCCTGGGCTGGCCACTCGCTGGCGGTAGAGCGATGTTCCGTCCGTTCTGGCTCTTACCAGTGAGCTATCTGCGGGACAGACGGCGGCGTGGTATGAATCTGCCTCCGCGCCGTCATAGAGCTGGGACCATATGAGCCTCTTGGCGCCTCCGACCCTGTCCCGGACGGCCACCAGTACCGCGGGGCGGGCGGATGGGGTTTTCTGGGCTGCGGTGAGGGTGGAGGTGAGAGTTCTCATGTTAATAACAGCTATACTAAGTTCCCCAATCGGCGCTCTGGCTGTTGCCTGGAATAGCCGGCACGTATAACTTGCTCGTGCGGACCTTGCCAGCCAGGCGCTTCAGCTCCGTCTCGAACTCCAGGAGCTTCTGCCGGCCCCATTTCAGGGCGTCGGCGGTGGAGCGGTCTCCTCCGACGTTAACGCGGTTGACGGCATAGCTGCCGTACTGCAGGAGGGCGTAGGCTACGGCGCCCAGGGCGATGATGTGCTCGTGCTGCACGTCCACGGTCCAGGTGGTGGCGTCTATGTCGTGCACCTTGCCGTAGTAGACATAGGAATTGTCCCCGTCTCCCTGGTTGTCTCCCAGGAGCTCCACGGAACCGGCGAACCATGTGAAGCGCTGGTACTGCCTGGGGAACTTGTCTATGGGGAACTCCACGGCGAAGATGGCGACCACGCTGGAGATGGAGGACAGGGAAACGGTCCTGCTGCCGCTTGTGGTGGCGATGGTGGCCTTGAGCTCGTTGGGCTTGACGCGGGAGTACTCCCGGAGAGCCCTGTCCACCATGCGGTCCACCTCGTTATCGGTCCAGCGGTAGTTTCCGGAGTCCTCGTCCTTGAGGTCGCGGCGGACGTTGGTTCGCATAGTGGTCTTGTTCATGGCAGCGCCTCCAGTACGCAGGGAAAGCCCGCATCGTGAAAACAAATATGCGCCTGCAGGTGATATGCCTTGCCGGCCATAAGGTCGGCTATGGCGCCTTTGATGGCCGCGCGCTCCTCAGGGGTGTTATCGGTGACGTCCGCGCGAACGAACTCGCCCTGCTGGCCCTCTCCGTTCCGAGAGTCTTCGAGTGGGACGTTGTCCTCGACGGCTTCGTAGTAAACCCTCATGCCTCCTCCTTCACCTGGTGTTTGAGCATGGCCAGAAGCCGGTTCAGCTTGCCCCGCCTGGCTGAGCTCAGCGTCCTGAGGCGTATCTCCGTGGGATGGATATCGGGCCGGTCGGTGAACTTAACGGGCTTCTCACCTTTCCATATTCTTACAGCCACGGCATCCTCCTTCTGGCGGATTGATAATGCTGCATAACCTCTATTTCGCTCAGGGCTTTGCTGTAGATGTGGACTTCGCTGACTATGCCGTTGAATTCATATCCCGAGGCGCTCTCCAGTCGGCCGATATTTAGCAGACCGGTGGTATAGATCATAGCCGCTGTCTGGGCGACTGTGGTTTCCAGAAGTCCGTTGACGTAGATTCGCAGATTGGCCTGATCGTATGTTCCCGCTACATGCGTCCACCTGTCGTTGAAGGTGATGGTGGTTGACAGACAAGCAGTGTAGCCCCCGGCATACCCGATGTCGAAACTGATCTTGTCAGGGTTCACGTGGTCCCATCTTAATATATACGAGGCGTAAGTGGGCGCTCCGCCCCAAAACTTTTCAACTATTCTGCCGGCGGATGGGTGTGTCCCTGTGGGTTTTATACATATCTCCAGGGTTACTTGTGATGGCCTGAGGGCGGGGCTGTCCGGAACGGTCAAATAATCGTCCACGCCGTCCAGTTTATGGCCCTGGGGGCTCCAGACCGCGCCTGACCTGGTCGCCAGGTGTCCATAGACGTCCCTGGTGGCGAAGCCGGGCGCGTCCATAATCCACAGGGGAAGGTAAAGGGCCAGGGCGGGATCGTAAAAGAACTTCCTCATCTAGCTCGGCTTATAGATAAACCTGACATAGCTGCTGTTCTTTACTTTGGCCCTGCCTTCGTTGACCTCGCTGCACTGCAGGATAAGGCGGATATCGAAGGGAAGGGCGTCGAAGTTAGCCACCAGGGTGAAATAGCCCGACATGGTGCGCTCCACGTAAGTGATCCCGATGTTCGGATCATAGACCAAGGCATGAAGGTCCACCCAGGTACCCCCGCTGTCCCGCGCCTGCCACTTCCAACCCAGGTCCGCGGTGGCTGAGCTCACTGCCTTGAAGGCGGCGGTAAGGCCGAACTCCACCTCGATGAGTGTGCCTGGTTTTGCCTCGGATATGGTTTTGGAGAAAATCTCCACGAGGGTATCTGCAGCAACGGTGTCCACCGCGGCTGACCACTGCACGCCGTCCGAAGCCAGGTCTCCGCCCACCAGGCGGCGGGCCACGTCCCTGGGATGTATATCGTACTTACTGCCGATGTTGAAGGGAGTAATCAACCCGGGTATTTTTGAAACAAGCAGCCATAAAGTCTTGCCGGACTGGGCGCCCGAGGACAAAAACAGGCGCTGGAACGGCAGGGGAATGAAATTGACCTGGTTAAGAGGAATGGCGTCGTTGTCGCGGTTATTCAGCTTGACGTTGACATTGGAGAGATCGCCATCTGTCCAGTAATACAGCACCATGCCCCCCAGCTGAATCTCCGCCTCTGTCTTTGCGGCGTCGAGGGGGACATATTTAATCTCGTAGTTCTTACGGATACCGGCTAACAGCTTTTCAAAATCCATGTCTCCTCACTTCCTGGTCTTCAAAAATACATATAAGGCCCCCAGCGCCACCGCCGCCAGCAATACCCACATGGCCCATTTTTCAAGGCCTTTCCCCAGGTCTCTCAGAGGGTCCGGGGGAAGAGGAAGAGGCGCGGCGCTCTCTCCTATGCCGATGGGTATAATCTCTATTTCCTGGCCGAGCATGGCCTTTTCCACGACGCGTATCGTGGCCTCAGAATAGACATTCGGTAGCCGGAATTCCACCCCGAAGTTGCCAAGCCAGTTAGTCCGGTCTTCACCGTACAGCGACTCAAATTCAGGCCCGCTGATGTCAATCTGGATGTCCGAGCCTGACACAGGCAGCCCCAGAGAGCCGGTGCTTTTGCCGGCCACCCGGATCTCCTGGCCAGGCTCGAATCTTCTGATTTGTACCGGGTGCCCGGGAGGACTTTCCAGGGTCATTTTTATTCCCATAACGGAGTTCCCCCTTTAATGGTACCGGGTCAGCTTATGCGGATCCGTCTGGCGCAGGATATCCTGTAATAGCAGGACGCGGTTACTACGATTGTGGCGGCTTTGACTTTGAACACCAGCAGGAAATCCGAGGAAATATAGAACGTGTTTCTCAGCTTCTTCAGCTTGTTTTGGTCCTGGAATTCCTTGATCTCATTGTAGGTCCCGGATGCTATGAGCTCATTCAGTACCCCGTTAGGGTCCTGCTTCCAGAGCTCCCAGGTATCCGTTACGACAGCTTCCGCGCCGGCGTCCTTGAGATAAGCGGATATAACATCGCTGGGACGAATCTTTATTTCCGTCTGGCGGGGCACCTTATAGGTATAGAGAGCTTCCATTTTCGCGGCTGCCGGGGCGCCGGTTGTGACGTTGCCGTCAGCCTGGGTAATGCTCAGCTCGCCTATTTGATATTTTTCAGGCATGTTCTTTATCGCTCCTTTGTCAAAAATTCAGTATTACCAGGAGTTCTGAGTGGTGTAGATGGGGGCTCCGGCTCGTTTGGCCGCGAATCTCTCCACCGGCTTCCTCAGCACGACGGTATAGATCACGAGCGCCAGGAGTACTATCCCCAGACTGATGAGGCCGTTTTCTATCGCTTTAGGCATTTGCTTTCTCCTTTCTCTTCGCTATCAAATATGTGGCCGCGCATCCCGCCAGCACGACGCAGGCGATTATTGCGACCATTACCCAGTTAATCTTTCCCGTTTTACGTCTCCTTTCTCCCCTGCCGGGGAATCAACAATACTTTGACATGACGATAAAGCAGAAAGGGAAAACTGTCAAAAACGCCTAAAATGCCTAAAATGCATACCTTAGATAGGGGATATTAGAGGCGCCCGAGAGATGTAGATAGGGGTTTTAAAGGGTCAGCTAGGAGGATTTAATCGAGATGGCGAAGAATATAGTCCTTAATTTGGGGAAGAATCGTATTTTTGCAGGTTTTCACATACTGTAATGACGGCATATAGTTCACATCGTATCTTGCGCTTCGTCCGCTCCAGTATAATTGCATGTAAAGTTCAGCAATGGCGTTAAGCTTCTCATGAACCAAATCGTTTCTTTTTAAATGCCCGCCTTTAATCTCCACATGGCCGTTTACTGACAGGAATGAATCAACGTAATGTAACGCCGTATAAAATATTGCCACCAGCGCCCAGTCTATGTGCTGAGCACGCTCCAGGTCAAAACTATTTAAGAATTCGCTATTGCTTTCAGCTCTGAACAGATGAAGTCTCTTATCTGTTATAGGATCGTTCATAAATTATTTTGTATTCTGAACTGACAAGATTTTTCCAGGGGCCGGCAGGAAAGGAACTTAGATTTAATACAGAAAAATTGTCAAAGGGAACATCATATTTATATCTAAATTTTCTCCCTATGTTATACAATTTCATTTCGTATTCAATGCTTACCGGCTGTACTATGATTTTGATCATTTCATATTTATAATCAATAGCTATAGCCACTATCTCAGGGAAAAGCTTCGGAGCTTTCATCAGCTCCCTCTTGATTTTCTCCCATTTGGCCCTTTTGCTTATTTCAGGCGTTTTGGCGGTTTCGGCTGTCTCTACCATCTGCGGCCTCCTGTTCTCTTTCCCCTATATCTTATCACAGGCTCAGCGGGGGGCATCGGCCCACCTGGCCCCCGGAGTAATGCAGGAATTCAAAATCATCGAGCTTGGGCACGACGGCCGCCCATTCCTTGCCTATGTAGCGCACCAGATACTCCACGTCGTTGGGGGAGAAAAGGCGGAAGATGAAGACATGCTCCGAGTTGGAGAACATGTCCTTGGAGAGCATGGCCAGGCGCCGGGTGTTGGCCACAACCCCTATGCCCATGTTGCGGCCGCTGATTATTACCCTGGCCGCCCAGGGAGTCAGCGGCTTGCCCTGGTTAAGATAAAGCTCACTCTCCTCGATGCCGAAACAGACGTTTGCCCGGTACCATATGCGCCGGCAGTAAGAGTCGAATTCCTCCCTGCTGTTTATCACCGCGGGGACATGCCGGGGGAACTCGGCGTACTGGTTAAGGGGGTCGTAAAGATAGCTCGCCTGATAGCCCTGCATCAGGTTTTTCATAAACGTTGTCTTGCCGGTGCCGGGCATGCCGCAGATGGTGACCCGGTCCGTGCTCTTAACCTTGAGCTTCATGCGCGTTGTCCGGAGATGGAAGCTCCAGGGCCTTGATCTGTCTGTCGTAGCGGCCCGCGAGATCGATGATCTCCCGGAGGACCGCGCGGGCCGTCCCGATATTTTCCAGGCTGGAGGCAATGTTTTCTTTCTGGGAGAGGGTAGCCATGAAAATAAGGTTATCTTTCATGCCGAGCTTGTTACCCAATTGTCCCATCAGCGGCGCCAGGAGGCCGATGAGCTCATAGACGAAAGCGCCCTCGGGCGTCTTTGCTTTAAACATCAGTCCACCGGTACACCGGCCGCAGTTGGCGGCTCATCTCGATGATTGCGATATTTGAAATAGACCCCCACCTTGCCTCCTGCGATGATCATTGTGGCGATGAGCGCGGCGCTGAGGGGGCTGCCGGCCGGGAAGAAGGGCGCCCAGGCATTGGCCATGACAGTTATCTCAACCTGGTTGAAATTGAGCTCGGGTATCCTGGTCAGGGCCTCCAGAATATTGCCCAGGAGCCTTGCGGTCTGGGCGACCCCCTCCCTGTTGATCTCAAGCTGCTCGGGAGTCAGTTTGCCAGGTTGCCGCTGCTCTCCTGCCTCAGTCCCCTCTACGCCCGGCTTCTCGAATCCCGGCTCCCTGTCCTGGGGAGTGTGCGCTGGTACGGGATCCTGATCCTCTATCTCTATCTCCAGGTTGTCTTTAGATAAATCCGCCATAGTCTTCTCCGAATCGTCGTTTTGGCTGGGGGGCTGGGGTTTCTCCGTGTTTTCCTCCGGCCGGCTGTTTGACGGCCGGGGCAGCGGGCTTCTCTTTTGCCTGGGTTTCTTTTTTGACACCTTCCACCTTCTTTACCGCGGGGCTCGCGGCTTTCTTTCTGGACCTGTTGATGATCACGGTCTTCGCCTTGTGCTGCGGGGCCGGAGGCGCTGCCGGCGCGGCCGGAGGCGTCTCTGCTGCGGGGATTTCTTTCGCTACTGTTTGCGTTTTCATGCCCTCCGTATTCTCTCCTTTTCTTTGCGCTACTATGGCGTCGATATTCTCCTTCGGTATGCGGTAATGGCCCCCCTCTTTCCCCCAGGTATGTTCAGCTTTTATACGTCCCTGGTTGATCCGGATACGGACAATCTCCCTCCTCACCCCCAGCAGCCGCGCGGCCTCACCGATCGTGTAGAACTCCGCCATCAGGGTATTGTTATTATCCGGATCATCTGCGCCAGGGCCTCAGCTCTAGCCCTCCAGTAGACTATCTTTTCCGCCAGGGTAAGCCCGTCCAGGTATTTATCTTCATTCACGAAGCCTGGAAATGTGGCCGGGGATGCGGCGGCCGGCGCGGGCGCGGGAGGCTCGGACTTGAAAGAGGACCGCGAAGGGGTCTTTATGCCCATCTTCCGGCTCTTGTTCCAGGCGCTGATACAGCCCCGCGTCATTCCGAATCTGTCTTCCAGGTAGAAAAACCCTTTAGCCTGGGAGACCAGGGCGATATCTTCCTTGAACGCGTCCAGCACCTTGAAGGGGTGTAGATTGCCTTCCCTGTTGAAGGCCGCCTCCAGCCTGGTCAACGCGTCAGCGATCGCAGGGTCCCCGACCAGCGTTACGGCCGGCCGTGAAACGGAACGGACGCTTTGTGAAACAACAGGCCCCTTTTGTGAAACGGCCGGCCGGTCTTTGATCGCCGCCGCCGCCTTGTTTCTTGTCTCCTGGTCTGCTTTGGTTGTGGAATTCATCATGTCAGTCCTCCTCCCGTTTGGTTATGTGGAATCCGGGCGCCAGGCAGAACAGCTTCACCCGTTTCCGCTTCCGTTGCCTCCTGCAGCCCCCCAGGGGATGAGCCCATTTGTCGCCGCAGTAAATCAGGGCTTTCCCGCACTCAGAACAGTTCGCCATTTATCCCTCCTTCATTTCAACCGGAACGTCAGTCCGGCTTTTCAGCATGGTGATAAATATGCCGGCCGGGGAGCGGAGGCATTTCTGACGCCTCACGTAGTCAACCAGGGCCTGCAGGTAATCGCGGGGGTTGTTACGCAGAATGACATCGATGCCGGCGATATCCCAGTCCAGGAGCTGCTGCGCGAGGGGGTCGGGCTGCTCGGTTTCGACAGGGAGTGGTGCAAAAAGTGCACCCCCCTCTTTTCCCCCCACACCCCCCTTATACTCCCCGTGTTGTTGTTGTTGAAACAGAGATATATTTATTTGGGAATTTTTGTTTTTTTCTACAACAACACCACCCCCCACCGGGGTTGTTAAGGGGTTTTCAGTGGTGCAATCTTTGCACCAGTCCCTATCTGTGAGTGGTGCAATTTCTGCACCACTCCTCCGCTTGAGGAGCCAGGGACCCTCTTCCGGCACGACAAAAGTCCAGGGGGACTTCGGACCGGAGGAGGGCCAGTACTCCATGAGACCATGAAAACAGAGCTCATCGACGGCGTGATAGATGCTGCGTTTCTTGACCGGCAGGTCGGGCGCCCGGTGGGAAAGAGTCAGGGACTTCACCGGATACCCGGATCCGTCAACTATGTGATGGCCCTGTCTGTAGACGTGCAGCCAGAGCACGATAGAACACTGGTTAAGGTTGGGGAGGGCTAACAAAAAGTAGTCGGGGATTTCCATTACTTCAGGAGCTTCTTTACCACGGTATAGACGGCCAGTAGCATGGCCGAGGAAATGAGAATCGAGGCCACGGCGGCGATGGCCAGTAGCATGACAGTCATCAAATATTCACCGCCCGATGTTCCGGACAATAATCGATATCGCCCTTCTCCGGATGATGCTCAGCATGGTCCCTGCAAAGCGGCTTGTCACACGTCTTGCCCGTGGCTATTTCGAAGTCACATAAAACCGAGTGTGGCTTGTTGCAATAGGCGCACTTGACTATGCGCGGCCCTGAATGACAGATGATCGCGGACCCTCCTCCGGCAAGTGTTATGAACTCGCAGCGTCTTGGCATCACCGTGCCGCCGCCTTCCTGGGCCGGCCCCTGGCGCGCCGTTCCTTCTTGTGGCGACCCCTTTTGCTCTTGACAGGCAACGCTCCCCGCAGGGGCAAGGGCGGCAGCACATCGCGCAACTCCCGAGCACGGTTTATACCCATGAGGTTATCCAGGGGAGAGGCCTTCTCGTGTGCCTTGAGAGCGTCCTCGCCCCGGACGCCGTCCAGGTAGTTGCCCACTATCTTCAGGTCAGCCCAGCCTCCGAACTTCTGCAGCGTGTAAGGGTCCACTCCCGACCGGATCCACTGCAGGGCGAAGGTATGACGGAACTTGTGGGGGGAAAGCCGGAAGTCGAGGCCTGCTCTGTCCCCCAGGCGCCTCAGCATCGAGGAGAAGCCCCAGCGAGTGAAACGGGTGCCGTCCTCGTTTAGCCAGAGGTATGAGCCGCCCGCCGGCCGGACCTTAAGATATTCTTTCATGGCGTCGAAGGAGGCCGTCCCCAGCCTCACCACCCTCTCCTTCGCTCCTTTACCGAACACCTTAACCAGGCCCTCTTTCAGATTTATGTCGTCGATCTTGACGTTGAGGATTTCGGAGAGACGCACGCCTGTATCTGTCAGCATGGCGATGATGGCGGTGTTGCGGGTCCCTTTATAGCCGCCCTCCTGCAGGAGCGCGAACAGCTTTTGTAGCTTCTCGGGGGGCACAGAGGGAATTACTCTCTTGTCTATGCGTGGGGATTTGACGTTCTTAAGGGGGTACTGTGACTCATCTATGATTCCCTCCGCGATGAGCCACTTATAGAAGACACGGAGGCAGTTATAATAGGCGCGGACCGTGATCGGCTTGTTTGCCTTCTTGCCCTTTTGTATCCAGGAGGCATGCGGGATATAAACCATGAAAGCCCGGATATCTGCTGGTGTGAGCCGCCCTGAGGGACAGTTTTGCTTTGTCCAGGACAGGAACCGTCCCATGTTATCACGGTAAAAGTCCACTGTCATAGAGGAGCGGTTTTCAGCCACGCGAGAGAAGATGAAGTTCTCGATGAGCTTCTCCAGGGGAATGACGGACGGCTTCTCCGGGGCGAGAGTTGTCATACCAGGCCTGCCTGCGCCTGGGGACCTTCTTCGTTCTTGGGGCGGCCCCGGCCGCGTGCTGCATTCACGGGAAACAGCTTCTTAATATCCGCCAGGAGATCCGGGCGGCGCTTCGCCTCCTCGATGAGCTCCAGAACTTTGTAGTCATGTTCTTGTCCATCCCCTGCCGTTGGAGCCGGAGAAGATGCCGGAGGGGCCACCGTGATAAATCTGCGTTTAGCGGCTTCAAGCGCGTCGGCCTCCGTTTGAGACACAACAGGTTGTGGTGTCAGGAACCTCCCTAGTACACCACGGGTTGTGGAGGGCATAAGCTCCGCCGCTGACTTCGCGCCTTTGAGCTCGTGGGGCGTCATCCAGCCGTAGGCAGGTGAGCGTTCCCTTATCCAGCACTCTTCCGCTGGGAAGCCGGTCAGGACAATGGCCCTGCCTGGATGTGTGGCGGATCCCTCCCACCATTCATGGGTCTTGTTGTTCCTGATCCGGAAGATGCGCAGGGGAGGCTCTTTCTCCGGAGAGGGGGAGGCCGCCTCGACGAACGCAATAGCGGCCTCCGGGACATTAGCCGGGGAAGGCTGGGGGGATGGGTCCCCAGGCGCTTCCCCAATATCACGAGCCCCTTCTCCTGGTAAGGAGTCCCCGGCAACATTGTTCACGGGTACACGGGGCGTTGATACTGAATTTGTGGAGTTCCATTCGTGGCTCAAACGGGCACACGGGAAACTGCACTCGGTTAGGGTGCACTCATAGCCACGCGGTATCCATCTATTGAACCCCTCTTTAAAACAACCTGGGCATAGCATGTCAGAGACGCGATGGCCGCACTTTTCACAGGCATAGCCTTCTCCCCAGGGGCGACAGATGGAAATAGGCTCAGGCAACTTGACTCGGGACGTGTATTTCGCCCTTTGCTTCGCAGGTAGCCCTCGCATCTTTACCAGCTCGTTAGCAAACTCCTGGGCAAAACGCTTCACGTCTTCCAGGTTGTATTTCTGTTTACTAATCAGGCCGAAATAGCTACGATAGCCGGACACCGAGATAGCCTCTCCGTAAAATGCCAGGTGATTCATGAAGGCAGGCTCATACTCCACATGCACCGTACATTGCGGCTTATTAAGCCCACTTACCTGAACGTCGAACTTGATTTTCGCGTCCTCTTTCTCATCCGCAGCTAGCACCTCCACCCCCGCCTCCCCTAGCCGTCCAGTCTCGGCCAGGGGAGCGCTTCCAGGAGGAGTAGCCTGTTGCCGGCAGGCTTCAGGCCCGATTCCCGCATTACCTTGCAGCGGCGGAGGGGCCTGTGTACCGGTTTCGGGAGGAAGAGCCTGGGGCTGGGTGTGCCGGGTGGGGGGTGAATCCACCGCTGAACCATGCCCCGAGGGCTCTTCCATGTTTTGAAGCGGGGGGAAAAGCTCGGGCTGAGAGGGGTCATAGGCTTTCGCCCCGCAGAAGTAGACGAAATAATTTCCGGAATGTTTTTTCATGCACTGAGTACAGGGACTGAGAGGAGCCTCCTGGTTGCTGCTGGCCGAAGTCAAGGTGGCGGACTGGTTTAAATCGGCGGCTTCAGGCGTACCTGGAGGCTCCATGGTGTCTGTTGGGAAGGCGGCGGTTTCCCCAGGGCCACCCCCTGGCTCGTCTTTAACGGTTCCGCCGTCCGCCTCCCCAACGGGATCAGGCTGCGAGGGTTTCGGGTCCCGCGGATCACCGGCGGCAACCGCGGGACTTTCGGCCGGTTTTGCCGTCCCTTGCAGCCCTGGCTTATCCTGGTCTTCTCGGCCAGGCGAAGCTTTTGTTTCAGAGGGCGGGAGCTCGCCCCAGAGATAATCGTTTATAGCGCCGCGCAGGTCCGGGTACACCCGCCCCACGGCGCCGAGGAAGTCAGCGGAGATGCCGCGTTTCCCGTTCTTGATAAGCCCCCATTGAACTATTGAAAAGCCGAGGCTTTTCGAGAAGGTAGAATCAGGGACGTCGCCCTGTTTTTGCGCCAGCAGATTGATTAACTTTTCCGCGCCCAT